TCTCGCTACAGTGGCATTTCAGTACAACATGTACGCACAGACAAAGGTGTCAAAATAGCCATAACATTGCAAAAGCCTGAATGGGTTGACGCAGGTGCTTGTCAGTTGGCCACAGCAGAACTCAAACGCTATGATCGCTTGAGAGAAATACGAGCCCGAGCAGATGACTCAGAACACTTTACAAAGTATCTTGATAACTGTAAAATGGACTTACAAGAAGCAGCCAATCGTGAAGTGTGCATGGGCAGACTACATCAGCGTGGCAAACGAGCAGCCTGGTTGTATGATACTTTGGTTGTGGCTTTTTTTGAAAACAAAAAGATGTCAAGAGTAATGTTGTATTTGGAAGGTGAAGAACATGTGATTGAACTCACACATGAAATGAGTGAGTCGCAACAAAAGTTCTATCACGCACAAGGCATACAAGGGCAAATCCAATCAGCCAAGCGTGTGCCAAAACTGGATGACTTGCCCCTGGTAAAGTTTGGAGAATAACATGGCACGAATGAACTACAGCAGACCCAATGGTGGTTATGAACGACAGGCTTGGGATAGACCTTATGATGGTGCTTGGCTCCGACGCCGCAACACCAGCACCAAACAAAAACTCAAAGAGCATGCAACACATCGTGCAGATGTTAGGCCACACAATCGCGGCTTGTCACTTTGGTGTTGTGAATGCAACTGCAACATCAAATATTTGACCACAGATGAAATAAAAGCCTACCAAACCATGAAAAATTAGCCATTTAAATAAATAACTCTACAACAGGAGTTATCATGGCCGAATTCAAGTACAAACGCAAGCAGGAGATGGAACCTCGCCCAGGGCAGAAATATGCCACAGTGTACATCAAGCAAACAGATCTGGAACATGCAAGACTACGCAACTGGCTGGTGCAGGTGGCAGAGCATATCCTGGGTGCATGTGAGATCAATGCCAGTCTGGCTGAATGGTTCAGTTCACCGCACAGGGACTTTAAGAAGTCAGCACGTGGAGAATATTACACACCTGAAGATCTACTTACAGACATGATCAATCAGTTGGCACTGGGACGCGACTTGCCGGAAGCAATGTTAAATCGTTGGAACCGACTGGTGGAGTCAACGCCCTGGGAGATCCAAATGATTCAAGAAGGCGAACGCAGGGTTCAGGCAGGGGCTCGTGGTACAGACTCTTTTGCAGCCATATTCCACGCTTGACACTTCTTTGATAGACTTGAGTTGATTTAATCACGCAGTATTTAACTGCGTAGTTTACTCCGCACAGGCGATTTTCGCACCAGTTCTATTTCCACTGCGGCAGCAATGATCTCCTGTGCCACCTCTTGCCCGTGTTCACGGATCAGTCGCTGTATAAGTCCTTGCATACGCAGTCGGTCCAGCAATCGGTTGAGGTTCATTCTGCGGCCTCCAACTGCTTGAGTTCTGCTTGTTGTTTTGCCAACAATGCCTGAAGTTTATCAGCCAACTCTGGCATATCTTTAATGGCCATTTTGGTTTGCTTGATATGGATGCGTTTCAGTTCTGCTGGGCCCATTGCTTTTAATGCGTCCAGGGCAGATGCCCATTGTGCTGAAGAAAGTGCTTTTGCTTTTGCCATCTTGTGCTCCTTGAAGCGTTGTTGATAAGTTGTTAGTATAGCATCAACACCATTTCGGGTCAATGTAGTACAAAGTATTACATTACACTGTAGGGTTATTTTTGCAAATCAAAGCGTATGACCCCACAATGCGGCAGGTGCAATGTGTTGCCCAAAACCCACACTTGTTCACCCTGTGCTGTCAACTGATCACGACGAATCTGGTCCGCAGGCACTCTCAAGACCCATACTGAATCCTGACGCCCAGTTCTTGCACGATAGTCAGTGTCAGCCAGTTCAGGTGTGGCAGCCAGGTGGATGTATCTGCGTCCTGACACTGCACCTGTGAGTGGATTGATGTTCACACGCTGACTGACTTCAATGCGTCTTGACTGTTCAAAGTCGTGATACTCTGTGGCTGACATGGCTGTGTAGTATGCTTTGAGTTTGGGTTGTTTCATTCTGGTGGTCCTCTCTTGTTGTATTTAACCTAATACATTGACAGTGAATGCATTCTGCGTTATACTTGTGACACATTGTTAAACAACAAGGAGGCTTACAATGGACAAAAATGATTTATTTGAAGTTTTAAAGGGCACAGTCAAACTGATTTCCCTGGACCAACTGATACAACAACGGACCAAAAAGTTAGAAGACTTTTGTATGACACATTACACTGCTGATGATCTGACTAGACTTGAAGGTCGCAAGCAAGTGTATGAGTTTGAGTATTCTGGATATTGGTATAGTGAGCCAACTTTCCCACCTGGCAAAAAAAAAGTGCTGATCAAACAATACAACGCACTGGTCGCAAGCATGCGACAAATCAAAAATGTGCGTGACCTGTTGGTAGAACTTGCATTTGAAGACCACAGTGATTCAGACGCAGATTTTACTGTAGATACCATAAGCATTAGAAAAACCTAAAGCCTTCCTGTTTATAGGTTTTGGCCCGTGTAATCCGCGGGCTTTTTCTTGACCGTATAAGTAATAGCATGACGGATAAGAAAACAGATCAACCCAAGAAGCGTGTGTACACCAAGAAGGCTCCCACACGCGGTGGATATCGTCCTGGCGGTGGCCGTCCCAAAGGATCAACCACCAAGATCAAGATTGAAGACCTCATGGCACAGATTGAACTGCAATCTGGTGAGACCTATGACCAGTTGCTGGCCCGGAACTATGTGGGTGCCATTGCTCGCAGTGACTGGGGCGGTGTGAGAGATTACGACAAAGCATTCATGAACAAGATGATTGCTGACAAACAAGAAGTCACCACAGTGGAATCAACCGAGGCCATTGAACAAAAGCAGGCTGCTTTTGCAGAAGCCATACGCCAAATCACTGGTATAACAGCCAAGGACTAAATAATAACATTATGCCATTAGACAAATCTAAATCACCTAAAGCGTTCCAAAAGAACATCCGCACTGAAGTTGCCGCTGGCAAACCAGTAAAACAAGCAGTGGCCATTGCGTATGCTGTGGCAGGCAAAAAGAAAAAGATGGGTGAGAAGATTTCATCCACAATGAAACGAGACTCCGCGTCTAAAGGAAAGAAATAATGAAAAACCGTTCAACACAGTCAGACACCAACATGGACTTTGATGGCATGCAGTCAATGAAAGTCAGTCGCAGCAGCAAATACCAGATGAACCAATGGAGTGGTCATTCTAACGATGGTCGCTTGGTACAAAAAGCACAGGCACCCAATCGCACAGGCAATGACGGCTCATGTGACACTCCCAAAAACTTGTCACGCAGTGTCACACATGACGCAAATCGTGCAGCACCAACCAGCCCAACTCCCCGGTTGCCAGCACAAGGTTCAGTAAGAGATTCAATCAACCGTGGATCACAGGTTCGCAATCCAGGCGGCACTGTGATGCCAAAGCGGCCCTCCAACCCAGACAAGATCCGTATGGGTCAGTCAGGTGGTCCAGGCTATGGACAGACCACAAAAGGCAGCAGACCCAGCACAGCAGCCGGTCAGAGCGACTTCAACTACGGTCCCAAGAGCCAATACTAAGGTCCACTCACAATGACAACCGCATTTAGACCCAACGGCAATGGCACAGAATTTCTAAACATTGCCGACGACTCAACCAACTACACAGTGGCCTTGAACAATTTCATAGGCTCATATGGTAGTGCCTTGTGGGTGACCAACACAGAGCCTTTGAATGGCAATGTGATCTATGTCAGCACTGGTTGGGATCCTGACAACCTTGCTGCAATTGTGCCTGTGGTGGGCACACCTGGTGAAGGTGTTGCAGTGTTGCCTCAACAGAGCGTGATACTATCAATCAATACCACACAACAGGCCACACCGTCAGCAGCGTTGTACTTTGCCGCTGCTGTGGATGGCACAGCATCTGTGATCACTGTTCAAGGAAGCGTGGCCTAAATGTCAGACACCATTGGACCATTCACTCCTACCACACCCACTGTGCTGGCTGAAGGTTTAGATCTGACTCTAAACGCTACAAATTTGCCAGCATTGGACGACAACAACTGGCCAGACACATTTCTTGTCACAAACACCAGCAATGTCAATGGCTGCTATTTCAACATTGGCACCACAGAATACTTTTCCAGTATCAGTCCTTTTGCAGGACCATTCTTGCTGCCACAGCAGTCAATGATGTTTGTGGTAGATGCACCAGGTCTGAGTCAGATCACTGGCAATGCTCTGATCGCTGGCACATTTGCCGTTGGCGGCAGTGCCAACATTGCCATCACTGGCGGATTAAACCGATAAGGAAAACAAAATGATTTCAACAAAGAACCCCAATGCCAAGGCAGTGAATCAAGCCCGAGGCCCACAAACAGGCAATGCTGGCACACCCAGCAAGCGAGCAGACTTCATGGCTGCCAAGGCCAAGTCAGGCAGCGAAAAGGCTGAACTGGCCAACATGATCACAGATGCTGTGGCCGCAAGAGGTCAGGGCATGCGAGGCTTCCGCGACGCCACCGTGGAAGGGCTGCACGCCAACACCAATGTTGGACGCGGACCCACAAAAGGCAATGCTGGCCGGCCACAACGCAGTGGTGCAGCCCGCCGTGGTGCCAATGGTGCCACTTCTGGTTATTGATTGACCGCCCACTCCACACGCACAGGGTGTGTGGAGTTTTTTGATTTGTTTAGATAAGGATATGACATGAACAAAACCACACCCACACCCGCAGACAACATCTGGGAAGACGCACCTGCAGCAGCAGTGCCCGCAAAACCCAGAACCCCCAAAGCAGAACGAGACATCAACACAGTTCGTGTGGCCACAGCCCCGGACTTTGACATCGAAGGTCTAATGACTGACTTTCCCACTGCCACTGACCTTGAACGCTTTGTGTTTGATCAGACTGGTGCTGTGTTGAACCTCAAAGGTCGTGCCAACAAACTCAAGTACCAAGTGGCTATGGATGTGCTCAACGGTGAGCCAGTGGATCCCAAGTTTATAGGAGAAGGCAACCCTTACCTGGACAAGATGGACATGGTGCCAGAAGAGCCCATGAAAGAACTGCCACCAAGAGATCCAGAGATTCCACACCGCGACACGCTGCAGAACGAATTCTTCACGGCATTTGTGCCACACTCGGATCCAGAGTATCATGCCAAAGGTGTCAAAATGCACTGCACATTCCGCAAGTACAAGAATGGCTGCATCACCTACGAAGTGCTGGGACCTATTGAACCCCGACCACACGGTGAGAAGATGGACAAGTTTGGTCGCATCAGACCCGAGATCATCAAGTGGGTGGATCCACGCACAGGTGAACAGATTGTGCAGCGTGAAGACGGCAGCATGACCACAGTGGGTCGACGACTCAAGGCCATGATGCAGACCATGAAGTACAACAACACCAACCAGTGGATCAAATACATTGATCGCGACTTCTTGAGTC